ATGCCAGAGGTCGTGCGGATGTCAAGCGGTTTCGGTGTCCGCCTGAAGGAGCTTCGCGCGAATGCGGGGATGACACAGGAAGCACTTGCGCGCGCCGCGAACGTCAGCCTTGCCACTGTCGCGAAGTTGGAGCGCGGAGAAACCGATCCAACGTGGAACACGGTTCGCGCTCTGGCTAAGGCGCTGGGGGTGTCTATCGCGGAGTTCGACGTTCCCGACGAACCGGCCCCGCCAGAGCAACAGCCGACGCCAGCGGACAAGCCAAAGAAGAAGCCGAAGAAGTGAAGAAGGGGGCGAAAGCCCCCTCTTGCGTTCTGCCCGTCGCAATCACACGGTCACACCTTCGCCTCTTCCACCGGGTAGCTTTCAGCCCATCCAATCAGCCGTTCCCAGCCCCGTTTCATCGCGTCCAGCGTTTGCCGAACTTCCTCACAAGTGAACGTCTCCTCGCACCCAGTACAGCGGAACTCCCGCGATCCGTCGAGGTCCATGCAGACCAGCGCGCTTGCGTCCCAACACTTGATGCAGATGGCGTTCATGTTCACTCCGGTTTGATTTCCGCCGCGTCAGTCGCGACACATTTATATACGTCCGGGGAGCCAGATTATTCAAGAGGGTTCCCGAAGTAATTTGCGTCCGGGACGCCATGCACCTAGAATCATGGAGAACAGAGGAGAAAGAAATGCGCGAGATTCCGCTTTCTGAGTTCGGGCTTATGACCGTCGCGGACGTGTGCGCCGAGAAGGGATTGGCGCCGAAGACGGTTCAGAACTGGATTAACGCTGGGTTGCTCCCCGTGGTCGTCGTTGGGTCGGGTCGATCGGCAAAGTTCTTGCTTCGCGAGGAAGACGTGAAAGCCTTCACGCCACCGGCCCGCGGCAGGCCAGCGAAAGAGAAATCAGATCCGAAGAAGGGGAAGCCGAAGAAAGCCGGAAAGAAGTGAACGGAGCGCGCGAAATACCCCTCTGAGCATTCACGCCAGAGGGTTTACCATGTCCTCGCCTTTCGAGTTCACAGACACTCCCAGCCGCGGCCGATCGCGTCATCCGGCCGGCCCATCCTGGCTACACAGCTTCTCTGCGACATTTGCCGCGGTACTCCTCGCGGGCATCCTGCTCTTGCTCGGAATCCGGTTCTACGTGATGTGGAGCGTTCGCGACGCGCTGGAACGGGTGAAGCAACCGGCGCCCGCGAAAGTGTAGAGGTGAGCGCATCTCGGATGGCGGTCTCGGTTGCAACCAAGATTGTGTGAAGGTTGAATCGCGTGCGAAAATCGTCTTGGGTCAATTTCTCCCGTCTTGGGTCAATTTCTCCCAAAAAATTCCGTTGGTGCGCGAGCGAATAGGAATTAGAGGCCCAAATGAACAACAAGAAAAAATCAAAGCCTGCGGCACCTCCTCCATCACAAACACCACCAACGCCGAGTTCCGCAACTCAACCACCATCCAGTCCGCCGACGTCGAGTGATAAGAACCCGCCCGCCCCAGTTTCAAAGTGGACAAAATTAACTGCTTTCATCGCCGTTTTGGCATTAGTGGTATCGTGTCTGTCGTATCGTGTCTCAGATCGCCAAGCCGCTCTGAATCAATTCGCGCAAGATCGCGCCTCCGGCAAGATCCGGGCACATTTCGCCTTCGTCCAAATGAAAACCACCGATCCGGCTCTGGAAAAGCTGTTAACGAAAAAAGAAGTGGGGACCGACAAAGACATACTCCGTCTGGACTCCGTTGATGATATGCTTCGCTGGGGGCCGCGGGTTTCGATCAAGAATACTGGCGAAGAGATAATCGACGCGCTGAGAGCCGATGTTACCTACATCCGTGGTCGCGCCTATGGATTTGGGGTGAAGCAAATTGAACCCCACCCAATCACCCTCTCTGAACCTAGTTCTGCCGAGAACGCCTCATTCGGTAAATTACTTCCTCAGCAACACGCAGTAATCTTTTTGGACTCACTGCTGCTGGATCAGATGGCGCTAGCGCAAGCAGAATTCTACCCTGATAAAGATCGGGAGGGCGTTTTCCGTATTGAAGTATACTGCCGGATTGTGGGCGTCACGTCATACGATTCGATGGAACCAAGGAAGGCCATGCAGTTCATTTTCCACTGGCGACCAACCGTGTTTGCGGATGAGAAGAAGTGCGAAGCTCTCCTGAATCGCCAACTCCGCGTGCACATCGTAGATGCGGAACGGTGAGCGAATCCATCAAGTGAACCCGTATTATTCGGATAGATACCCATGATTAGCTTCGACCCCCCCAACCAAGGATCACCTCCCGACCCGGCCGGTATCGCCCGCGATCCAGGGCGCGAGCTTCCAAGATGTACACGGCGGGTAGTGTGGCACACCCAACGGTGTTACCCGCCCCACCTCCACGCCGAAGTGGTTCATGCTGGATACAGGAACAGCCCCGCCGCGGTCGTCCCGCTCTTCCGAACCACTGCGAACCGGCCGCGGTATTGCTGGCCAGCCATGACAACAAACCGCCGGTCTTCCTTATCGTCCTTCAGGCGTGCTATCAAGTCGCCGGGTGTACTGCACCAGAAAACCGTGCACACCTCGGACAACTCATGATCTCCAGTTGAGACGTCCAAAACCACCGACCGGACCGGAACACCGTCCGGGGTTGCTGCGTGCTGGGCGAACTTGTCTACTGTCATTGATCCCCCAAGTTAAAGCTTCGCCAGTCTCTTTCCAGTGGCTTACGCTGGCGTCGCAGACCGTGCCGCTTGGATGCGGTCGCGAATCGCCAGTACCTTGTTTGGTGTTGCGTTTGGAGCTTCGGCCACCGTCCCAGCCCGCGAACGCGCCGCGGGGGTCAATCCTAACTCTGCCGCCAGTTGCCTCACCTTGTTCAGCAGGTCAGACCGCCACTTCAACCCCGGATGCGGCTTGCGGAGGGTCGCGCCAGTGGGACGGCCGTTGCGGTCCACGGTTGGCACGTCAACCATCAGCCCATCGGCGTCAATATCACGGGAAAGCGTTTCGAGGTCTCCGACCGCGACGCAGTACGCCGCGAGAATATCGCGATCAACAAGTGTGAGCGTTCCGGCCGCGGTCATCTCGCGAACGGTACGCTTCCACACGGCACGCGCCGCTTTGCCGAGATGCTTCGGCATGTCTGGTTCACCGGTCGCGTAACGCGGCCCGCTCGACTTCGCCAACGATGAACCCGCTGGCACTGGCCGCATCTTGAATTGTCCCGGCTTTGGTCCCCTCTGCCCCATCCGGCCATCCGCCCCAGGTGTGGGGGAAAAAGTTATCGAAACCAGTTTTAGTTTTTTGCGCACGGGGCACACGGTCTTCCGGCCCATTCCGTCAAAATCTGACCGCCTACCCGGTACGCGCCGGCTTACTTCGCGATCCAACTCGTACCGTCGATGCACTCGAAAAGGTACGGTGTCTGAGCCGAACACGAGAACGCGGCGTTGGCGGTTCCACTGTTGATTTGACCGCCCGTCTGCGCGTAGACCGGAACGGCGTTGGTTGCTGTCGCGCTATACACACGACAGACATCACCCGCCGCGGCAACAGGCAGTTGCACACCCTTGGTACCGTCCGCTCCGGTGACCAGATTCAAGACGCCGTTCGTGAGCAGCGCGGCCGTTGATTGCCCAGAACCCGCCGCGGCAACACTGACCGGAACGGGGTTTCCATGCGAGGGGTAATAGGCGGATTCGCCATGAATCACCTACCACGTTCCGCCGTCCACGGTGCCGATACGGGAGCTTGGAACCGTGCCGGTCGCGAGGTTACTTGCGTTGAGATTGGTTAGCCCACTGCCATTACCTGTGTAGGAATTGGCTGTGATGTCCCCGTTTCCGGTAATTGCCGCGGTAACTGTCCCGCCCGAATTTTTGACGGCAACAGTATTGCTCGAATTGCTCGCGGTTTGCTGTGCGACGATCGCCGGGGATGTCGTTGTTTGGAATGTTTGGAGCGCAGTGAACGTGTTGGTGCTGGCTGTCCCCGGTATCGATCCGGTTCCAGCGCTAATGAGCAGCCCGTTGGCAAAACGAGCATCCGGACCAAGATTAGTTGAGTAGCCAGTTCCCGCGCCCACTCCGAGGAAGAACGTTCCCGTGTTGTCCGTTGTCAAATATCCGGATTCAGGATACACAGCACTGCTGATTGCTAGACCGCCACCCGATATTCCACCCGTTTCGGAAGACGTGATAGACTGACAGAAAACTGACGTTCCGCCCGCAGTGAAATAAAGCCCCGACCGTTCTGAGACGGGAATTCCAATAGATGTTTGTGCAATGAACCCAACTTCGTCTGCGCCACCGTTCCCGCGGAGCTTGATGGTTCCACTATTGCCACTCGGCGAACCGCCGCCGTACGGATCGACCGTGATACCTCCACCATCCACATAAATCAGCCCATCACCCCCGGATTTGCTGACGTAGATGGCATGCCCACTACCAGCGGAATGCTGGATGTTGAGTATGTTGGTTCCACCGATCCCGAATGAATAAAGCGATCCACTTCCAACGTCGAACGATGTGGCCGCGGACACGTAGCCGGGCGTTGTTATGTCTCCACTGTCATCAATCGTTACGGCGCTGTTTTGGATAACTGAGACGCCCGTTCCATTCCACCTGACGGCGTGCTTATCCGTCCCCGTTCCAGTAACCGACGAACCAGAGGTAACAGGCGCCGCAGCAAATGCCCGCGGACGCCCTGCAACTACCGATCCCTGACTATCGCTGGCAACATCACCTGTGAGAACTGCCAAGTAGATCGCGCCAACGGTAGGAACTGCTGCGGTTCCGGAGTCTCCCAGAAGCGAAAGCAAGACTCCGGAACTCGTGTAAGTTTCTGGGGGAAGAGGATCATCAGCGGCAACGGCCAGCACCGTTGCGGGGTAGCATTGAGAAGTTACGGAATCGCTGCCCGTCGCGGTCGCCGAATCACACCGGACGAACGCAACGTGATAGCCCCCGCTACCCGGTCCAGACAGACCAAATCCGCCGCGCCGCGTGCGAATGAGCGTCATCAATTCTGACGCGACGGAATCTGATAGCACCCACTCAGCCACACCTCACCCCCTAGAATGGCATGATCGCGTTGAAGTCCTGCAAGTGGTAGTGTTCAGGAAGACCGCGTAGGAATACAGGGTCGGCCTTTGGATCGAGCTTCCTCCCCTTGCCATCCAGGGGAAACGGTCCGAAATTCCCCAATGCGTCACGAGACTTCCGCCATTCGAAAATCGGAACCGGAGGATTGGTTGGGGTAGTACCTGTTTGAACCAGTTCCGCGTCGCCCTGGTCAAGCAATCGCAAGTCCCACGTCTCGCGCTTCAGCATGATGTCAATGGTGAGTTCCACGTACGCAACGCCGTTCTCAAACTTGTTGCCTGACTCAACACCATCAACGCGCGCTTGCCGCGGCAGCAACCCACGCCACTTTTTTTCATTGACTGCATCCTGTAACACCAAGAGGTATTCGAAGGTCACAGAGGGGACGTTCTTCGTGACGCGGAGTACCGGCCGCGAGTAGTCCGCCATCGCGGGTGGGTCGAATGGGAGTTTTGCCGAGTTGCGGATTGCAATAAAATTCGCCGAAAGATTTCCCGCGTTATCCACTGGCCTCCAACGTCGAACTACCTCATTCGCTTTCGCGAACGAGATACGCCAGATCGGTGGACGCTCAAGAGGATTTTCCGGAACGTCTGTGGGATCTTGGTCCTTGTCATCAATCTTGGAGTCGGGAAAGTCTGGTTCACTGTCGTACTTGACAGTGACGTACCAGATTAGCGGATTCTCCTCGCTTTGCACGAACTCCAATTCTGTTGCGATCGCCAGCGGATCGCGCGAGAATGATTGACCGCGCAGGGGCACGGCGCCCGCGGCGTAAATCGTCTGTTCGTTGTCTAACCATGAAGAAACTACCACCTCCCAGACCTCTTGGTAGGTGCGGCGCTGGAGAAACGTCAGTGTCGCGGTTCGACCGGTGTACAGAACGTTTGCGGAAAGGACGGCCATTAATCTCCCGTAGCAACCCGTTCACTCCTGCCCGCGAAACGCGCGGGCAGCTACTTCTTCGTTGATGAAGCCACGCCGAACATAGTCCACCAAACTGCGCTGAAAGTTATGGTCATTTGGGTCAATCACTGGCATTGACCCAGGCAGCAAGTTGATAGCGCCCTTAACGCCGGCCTCTTCCGCTTCACCTGCAGTATTGCATGCCCTGTGCATCGCACCAACGAACCGAACCCATGCGAGAAACGCCACCTTACCGAGTTCCACAACGGCAGTTTCCCAATCCGCTTCGCTTCTCGGTTCCATGAACGCGCCCTTGATTGAGACGGAAGCCCCGCGGAATGGCCGCGGGTTGTGAAATCGCGAATCAGAGCCCGGCAATGCGCTGGCATACAGCCAGAACCTCGCCACTTGTGACCAGTCCAGCGCGAACGAACTGAAGTATCAGCGGGTTGGCAACCGGGTCGAAAAAACCTCCCGGTGGGAGTGTTGGGGGTGGTGGCGGGAAACCGGCCGCACGGAGGTTGCCGGAGGCTTGCCATTCCTCATCCTGCGCCGCGATCAGTTCCAAGAACGCTTTCGCCACGCGCTTTGCAGCGGGAGTGAATCCGACCGCCACAGCCCGCGGGGTTAACTCGCGTTTCGCGACATCAACAGCCGCGTTGCATTCGTTCACAACCTGTGCTTCAGCTTTGACAAGGCGTCCGAGCTTCACGCGAAGAGTTTCGAGTTTCTGAATCCCCTCATCTGACTTACCGGCCGCGAGCAGTTGCACGGCCAATTTTTCGATCTCGCCGGCACTGGAACCAACCTTCAACCCGAGTTCCTTTTCGAGTGAAGACACCTCGCCAGCAACCGCCGCCCGCTGTTCACTGAGTCGCTTCAGGTTCGCCCGTGCCGCAAGCACTTGGGGAACCAATTCCACATTGGGTAACCCCGATGTGCTCGCCGTCACATTGGGGAGCTCGACCGGCTTCGCGCTGGCCTTCTCCTTCGGCGCAGTGACTGCTTGGGGAACGGTTTCATCAGGCACCAGCGCGCCACTTGCCCCATCGCCGGGAAGCCGGATATCGGTAAGCTGCTTCGCCAGTTGTACCGGCCGCCGCTTCGCTGGTTGCGGCTTTGTCTGCGCGGGATCGCTCATGTCAGAGAGAACGCTTTCAACCGCTTTGATGTCCGCATCAGCGGATGCTTTGTCTGTCAAGATTCACCCTGGATTTGAAACACATTGGAAACTCAGCCAACACAGCGCCGGCCGGTTGTTCGTTTACCAGTCGCACCAATCGCAAGAGTCGTCGCTATCAAGTCGCTCGCCGCATTCCGAACAGACTGGCACCGGCCGTGCCGCCCGCCCGCTGGTGTTCGACAGAACCGCCGCGATCCGCGATCGGTCACACTCGCTCGCGATTTTCCGGAAGCGCGCCGAAGCCATCTGGATAGCCGCGAGAAGGGAACCCGGCGCCGGTTCGGGTTGGGAAACCTCGCGGAGAAGCGCATCAACTTTCGCAAGGTCGGGATTGCTCGCCGCCACTTTCGCGCGCCGGATTTCGATTAACCGTCCGAACATCGATCGGTCACCGCAGTTGATCGCAATTTCCATCGCATCGTCGATCCCCCGGACGGTTTCGAGGTCGATGGGTCCGATGGTTCGCCCGTAGCGCTTCGGTCCGTGGTGCTTCATTCATCCCCGTTTGGTTAGCCCCGAACTTGAATCTCGCGCCCGCCACGCTTGACGGTTGCGCCGGTGTTTTCATCCAGCCAACGCAGCACAACAGCCCGCGACCAACGCGCCAGAGTGCCGAGCTTCGCCGGTGCGGGGAACGTGCCATTTCGCACCAGAGCGCGGACATGCGTTGCAGAGCAGCGGAGTAGCGATGCAACGCCGTCAACGTCGAGCGCTTCGCCACCCTCGCGGTTATTCGTGTCGCTCGTTACCATGTCTGCCCTCGCGCCGCGTGTCGTCCTATGTCGTCATATGTCGTCCTGTCTGCCTCACGCTTTCCCCGTCGTGCTGGTCGCGTCCTACGCAAAAATAAAAGCCGCGGGGAAACCCCTCGCGGCCGATTGAAACGAGAGTCAAAGTTTACAGCCGGGCGCCCACTATAGCCGGTTGCGTGTTTGGTCGTGTCGAGAATCCGGCAAGCCTTCCTGCGCGAACCGTCGTCGCGGTATATGCTGGCCGCTTCGTTAACGCGATGTGGTCAAGATCAATAGCGAGGAGTTCCAGAATCCGGTAACCGTGAGCGCGGAGTTCTCGCGCGTCGCGAATCTCGAATCGCATCGAACAATGCCGGAGTTCACGAGCGCGAACCAGCTTCCAGATATGCGCACCCACGGGAGTTTCTGGGATCAGGAGTTGAAAGGCGAGTCCGCGTTGATCGACCGCAAGCCGGAGAGTCCCATCAGCAACGTTGCCGAGTTCGAACCGGTCGGAGTGGGCAACGGTCGCCGTGATGTCTTGCCTGTCCCGCAAACAGCGATCGAACGCGGTTGGTGCGATCCGCTCGAACACGCCCGGCGCAAGCTCGTATTCCGTTCCCGCGTCGCCCTGGTTGTGGAACACGGCCGCGTATCCGCTGACGATGAGTTCCATTCGCATCACCCCGCAGTTAATCGCTTTTCGCCCTTGCGTCGTTCAGGCTTTTTCAAACGGCCATCCGCGAGTAGTTCGGCGGCTTGCTTCAACTTCAGGTCAACCGTATTCGGACTGCAACCCATCAGCATTCCGCAATCACGGAGGTTGTAGCCATCGATCATGTAGAGCCGAACGGCGAACGCCAAATCTTCGGGCAAGTCTTCAATCAGCATCGGTTGCACGGGAGCTTGCGTGCGGGTCGCCGCAACATCGAACGTGAGAGCAACAGTGTCGCCGCGCGTCTTGTGCTTCCGCGATATCCGGCTCATCGTTCGCCCCAACCACCGACGAACAGCCGCCTTTGTGAAGGGAATGAACGTGTCGGCATTCTTGCAGTTGTCACGCGCCCACAACACCGCATTGGTTGCCCCATCAATTAGCTCATCACGATGCCACGGACAAGCCTTTGCCCGCTTCTCGGCAATCGCAAGTGCGGCGTCATAGGCTTTGGCGAACACGTCGTCGGGAATGCTGACCGCAGAGGATTTCTCCGGGTTTTTTTCGATCATCAGGAAGCCTCTTGGTGATGGATGGGCAGAGTGAACCACGCGGAGCGGTCAAGCGTTCTCATACCGGGTCAACGGCCCGGTGAAAGCGAGGGTAACTTCTCCCGTTGGCCCATTGCGGTTCTTGGCGACGCCGCAATCAATCAGGGTTCGGGCACCATCCGCAGGACCGCGTTGGGGGGACAGAAGCAACACGCAGTCGGCGTGCTGTTCGATCTCCCCCGAGTCTCGCAGGTCGGAGAGCCGCGGTTTGGGATCGGCGCGGTTCTCGCTCTCTCGGTTGAGTTGACACAGAACGATAACGGGAATCGAGAGTTCGCGAGCGAGGAGCTTCAGCCGCCGCGCGAGGAGTCCGATTTGTGCGTTCCTGTTCTCGCGTTGGTTATCTGGGGTGAGTAGTTGAAGGTAATCCACGATCAGGAGTTGAACGCCATTCCGCCGAACCGCGCGGCGGGCGGTTGCCGCGAGTCGATCAGCCGTGAGGTTGGGGCAGTCCTCAAGTTTCAACGGCCACTTGGCGATTCTTTCCCCAACATCGACCAGTTTTCCCGCTTGTTCTGGGTTGATGTCCGATTCGCGAATATTGCGAAGACGCACACCAGAACTCGCCGATAGTAAACGCTGGGTGAGTTCTGCATTAGTCATTTCCAGAGAGCAGAACAGCACTCCCGTTCCCGCGGCAGTCGCGTTTGCTGCGATGCCGAGCGCAAAACTCGTCTTCCCAACTGCTGGCCGCGCCCCGATCACCACCAGTTGCCCTGGCCGCATTCCGCTCAACAACCTATCCACCTCGCGGAACCCTGTCGGCACCCCTTCCGGCCCGCGCTCGCGTCGGTTGTCGATGTCTGCCAGTTCGTTCGCGATCAGTTCCGCCACCGATCGCGGCCCGGCTGTTGCCGTGTCGCCTGTCGCGTCCAGCAAGAGCCGTTCGCACCGGCCCGCGATCTCCGCGACGGAGCCGGTTGGGTGCTGGGTTTCGGCCACGATTTGAGAAGCCACACGCTTCAAGGCGCGGAACCCGGAGTGTTCCTTGACCACGTTCGCGTAATACCTCGCCGCGGCGTCGGTTGGTTCAGCTTCGTACAGGTCCGCTAACCAGACCGCTGGGTTAGACCCGAGTTCGGCCAGTTGGTTCCGTTCGCGGAGGTAAACGAAGACCCCGTGAACGGTGACGGGTGCCGAGCGCGCCCGGAGTTCGAGCATTGCTCCGAATACGAGTTGGTGAGCCAGAGCCGAGAAGTCGCCTGGACTGACAACCGCGGCTACATCGTCCAGACCGGAGCCGTCGTACTCACACGAGCGGAAACACGCCGCGAGCAAGTGGCGTTCTGTGTCGGCTGCCTTTTGCAGGTCCGATACGCTAACAGGATGTTCCGCAACCATTGGATCAGCCCCCCATTGGTGCAAAGTCGGTGTCTTGATTCGCAAGAACTTCCGCTGCGGTTTTCACTCGCGGTGTTTCGTTAGGTTGCTCTGGTGAGTCGCGGATTGTGCAGATGTGCTTTTCGATGATGCCCAGAGTGAGCCGGGGGTGTTCACTCGGCTTTGCCCACGGCAATAGTTGACGCCAACGATGAGCGAAGTCGTGAACTTCCTCCGGAGTGAATGGCCGTTCGGCTTTTGAGAGCAGTGCGGCAACCCTGCCGACGTGCGATCCATTCACAACAGGATCAGCGCCTGTGACCATCACAAGCACATCGAACAACGGATTCCGCTTTCGCGGCTTCTTGGTTTTCTCTTTCGTCTCAGGGGTTGGTTCGGCGGGCGAATGGCCCGCAATAGGGATAGGGGAAGGGACAGGGAAGAGAGTTCCGCGGTTTCCTCGCGGTTGCTTCCGCACATTCCTCGCGGTTGCTTCCGCATTTTTGCGGATGAATCGTCGCCTATCATCCGCACTTTCTTCCGCATTTTCGCGGAACAATTCGGCCCCTTCACCCTCATCTGTTGGCGCGTCATCAGTTCGGTTGCAATGGGAAGGGACGGTTACAAAGTACCGCCCAGCCCGGCCACGGGCGCCGGGTTCGTATTGCAGCCAGCCGGACGCAATGCACTTCGCACGAACGCGGTCAAGCGCATCAACCGACCCAACGCCGATGAGGGGTAGAAGTTGCTCGTTATAGAACGTGACAGGATCGGTATACCCGCGGGCGTCTTCAGTCATCGCAATAACGGTAAGCAGCCAGCAGGCGGGCGAGCCGATATCGTTGGCTACGGTCTTCTTCGCGAGCAGCCGACAGAACTTGAAGGCAAAGCACTTCGGCCGCTTAGGGTAGGTGAAGGCATTCATGCACCCACCCCCGTAGCTTCAGCCGCCGCCGCGAGTCGCGCGCGGAGTGAATCCAGAAACGCGACACGCTCCCGATACCACTTTGGGGTAACCCCGAAGTTGGTGGCGCCCTTGCCCGGCCGAAGTTCCGCCGCGAGGCGAATTACCTCCGCGCGGAGTCTCGCGAGGTCGAACGAGTCCAGAACAAGAAACCGAGAGTTGCCCATCTCAACAGAAGAGGATGGGACAGATGGCTTGACTTTTGCCAAATTTGTCAGTAGGGTTTCAGCACGCATTAAGCCCCTTGTGTTTTGCTTCCCCAACCGTCAGCCGCCAAGCATCCGGTTTGGGGTCGCGCGTTGATGTTCGATACCGGAAACCCCTCAGTTAGCGCTGAGGGGTTTCGCGTTTTCACACAATGAATTGGATCACATCACCCGCGGGTTTCTGACGCCGCTCGCGCGGAGGAATTGGTGTTGTGGTGCGCGATTGCTCAAAGGCATCCAACGCCGCTTGCGTGATTCGCCAGCGAGGTTTTTTGGTTCTTGCAGACCCACCGACGTTTACCGCCCTCAACTCGCCAGAATGTATCCAACCCAGAATGGTCGGTTCGCTCACTCCGTAGCGCTCTCGAAGATCGCGGACAGTGAAGCTCTTCACGGTTGCTCCAAGTTTCGTTGCTCTTGGTTTGGTTGGGTTTCCGGTCGGGTGGCTATGTCTCTTTCGGTGTGACCGCTTCCTAATAAATCCGGCGTTTTCCTTTGGTTTTTTGGCCCACTGTCGAAAACGCCGACGCAAAAGAATTCAGGCTTTCAAATCTCTTGTGAACTCATGAAAGAAAACAGAACGAAACAGCCCGGCATGATGCCGGGCTGTTTCTGGGTGAGTTGAATACGAGCGGGAACCTAGGTGACAGGCCACAACCACGCGCGGACATGATCGACCACGGCCCGCAGCCGTGAATCGTCAACCCGCTCACGGTAGTTGGATGCCATTGACGGATCAGTGTGACCCATCACCACATCAACCGCAACTTGATCCTTCGATTCCCCAGCGATTGTTTCGAAGACGTGCCGGAGTGCGTAGAAGCCAACTCCTTCGCGGTGGATACCCAGCGCATCGATCAGCTTGCGGAACTGAATCCCGATAAGGTCTTTTCGTGCACCCCCATGATGGGTGCCGTCTTCGGCCTTCTCGATTGGCGTGTGAGTGACGAATGCGTTGCCGTTGATCGTCAGGAAGACGCGACCACATTCTGAGAAGTCCGCTGGCGTCGGTCTATTCGCGACCGCAGCCCGGATCGCTGCAACGGTTTCCGGCCACAGTGGACAGCGCCGGGCAATGCCGGTTTTCGGCCGGGGGAAGTCGATCCATCCGCCGTCTAGATCGGTTCCGGTGAAGGTCATCTCAGCGCAGTCAGTGTTGCCGAACCCGCAGTTCACGCCAAGAAGGATCATCGCGCGTTGGGTTGCATCCGGCCGAACCAGTTCCGGCCCGCTCTCTCCGACGACTAGGGCGCCGTCAATCAGCGCCCGGAGTTCATCCGCATCGAACATCTTCGGTGGCTTCTTTGCGCGGTGCTTTCGCAAAACCGCCTTGTCGGGCTTCACGAACTCCGGCCCGTACCGAACGGGTCGATCCATCAATCCGGTCTCGTAGCCAAACTTGAAGATACTCTTGGTGCGAGTGATGGCGTTCCCAAGTCGCACCGGTCCCCACTTCTTCGCCATTGCCGCACGGAGAGCGCCGAAGTCATCGGCCGCGAGGTCATCCACCCTGCGATTCGAACCAAATTCACTCGCGGATAAAACGGCAACTTCCTTGTATTCCGCGAACAGACGCGGCGTGAGTTCACCCGCTTCCACCTTGCGGAGCTTCGCTGTTAAGAACCGGTTGCAGAGGTCCGCGACGGTTAGTCCATCGCCCTTGATGCGCGGGGTTCGCCCCGCGTGGAGGTCATCAGCGACAGCCTTGTATTCCTTCAAGGCATCTTCCCACCCATCGCCAGGAACAGGAGTGAGAACCCCATCGACCCGCGCGGCCCATTTGCCGAAGTAATGAATCTTGCCACGGATCTTCTTCACCCAAGATCCGTTGGGGTGGGGGGTGAGCGGGAAATCGGGGTAGGGCTTCTTGGGTTTGGACGGGGCTTTTCGAGACGAGTGCGAACCGGTAGACTTAGCCATGTGTCACCTCTGCTTAAATGGTTCAGGTGATGCCGCTCTCGGTGGCTGCAATCCACCGGGAGCAACTTGCGACAACCGCCGATAGTGTACAGGTTGTCGAAACGGTTGTCGATGTGAGAAGAGAAAGTGATATAGAGAAGAAGAATAAGCCTTAAAACAAGGCAAATGGAGAGGTGGCAGAGTGGTTGAATGCGTCGGTCTCGAAAACCGATATACCCGAATAGGGTATCGAGGGTTCGAATCCCTCCCTCTCCGCTAGTTGGCATCACGTCGAAACGCTGCAAAAACCCCTTGATTTCCAGGCTTTTCGGGTGATTCCCGAGAAGCCTTTTTCGTTCCCAAACGCCAGGCTTGGGGGCAATTTGGGGGCAGCATTGGCCCTGCGTTGGGGTCGCATCGCTTGCCCTCCGCCCGACAATTCTCGGGAGGTTGTGCGATGGCCTGGCTTGAACGGCGGGGAGAGCGGTTTCGTGTCGTGTTCCGGTTCCGCGAGCGGAAGTTCCATGTCAATCTGAAGGCGTCAGACCCGAAGGAAGCGGACGGCTGCCTCGCCCGCCTGGAGGAGAATCTCCGGCTCGTCGAGCGGGGCCGGCTGACCGTCCCAAACGGTGCCGATCTCGGTCTCTTCCTGCTATCCGACGGCAAGCTCGAAAAGCCCGTCGAGATCGCCCGAACGGTTCGTCTTGCCGAGATGTTCGCTACTTACCAGTCGCAGTTCACCGCCGGGGCGAAAGAGATCATCACCCGGAAGATGGAAGACATCCACATGAAGCACCTGTCCCGGATTATCGGCAGTGACACACCGGTGGCAAGTATCACGGCTGCGACGATCCAGCAGTTCGTCGATGCAAGGAGTGGGGAGAAGCATAACGGCCAGGTCATCAAGCCGAAAACGGTGCGAAAGGCGGTTGCCACGCTGCGATTCGTCTGGAACTGGGCCAACCGGCAGGGACACATCCCCACCAAGTTCCCGGCCGTCGAGCTGGTCTTTCCGAAGGAGAAACAGCCGGAGCCATTCCGCACCTACGACCAGATTCAGGCCATCCTCGCCCGCGGTGGAGTGGACCGCCGACGGGAACGCGAGCTTTGGGACGGCCTGTTCCTCGACCCCGCACAGATCGACGAGGTACTCGCCCACGTTCGTAGGAAGACCAACGCCCGCTACCTCTACCCGCTCCTCGTCACGGCCGCACACACGGGAGCGAGGCGGAGCGAACTTTTCCGGGCACGGGTTGAGGACATCGACTTCGATGCCAAGTTGGTTCTGCTTCGGGAGAAGAAGAGGAGCCGCGAACGGGAGACATTCAGGACGGTAGATATGACGCCGTTCGTCGAGTCGGTGATGCGGAAATACTTCGCCGAGGTTCACCCGGGCGGTGTGTTCGCATTCTGCTCCAAGGCAAACCAGATGCTCACCGACGGCCAGACGTGGAAGGCGTTCCTCATGGGCGTCAAGGGGTCGAAGTGGCATGTGCTCCGCGGCTACCACGCCTTCCGCCATTCCTTCGCATCGAACCTGGCGGCGTCAGGCGTGGACCAGCGGGTGATCGACGAGTTGATGGGGCACACAACTGTGGAGATGCAAAAACGCTACCGGCACCTGTTTCCGGATCAGCGTAGGGCGGCGGTGATGAAGGTGTTCGGCGGATAACCGATCGGGTAGCCCGATGAGGCGAGCAGGGTTAGTGCCTTACTGCGGCTTCCACTGCACGGGGCCTGCCTGCGGCGAAGGCAGCAACCCCTCAAGCTTGTGCGTCTGCCACCTTGCCACATCGGGCTCATATTACAGTCGCGTTGATTTCTTCTGTATATCGTGAGTATCGGGCGATTATCGTCTCCCTCGATACTGTACTCACGTTGGGGTAGTATGGGCAATGTTTTCCCCACGTGATTATTTCGCGTGTGTAGCAGTGAAAATCGTCCGTTCATTCGAAGCGAGTTTCGGTGAAATGAGGAGATTCGCGAGAGGAAACACCATACCAAGGTTGAGACGTACCGGACGGTGCTGATGTCGCCGCAGTCAGAAGCTGCGATGCGGGAACGGTTCCAGAAGCACGGGAGAGGATTGTACACGCTCTGCGGACAAAGGGGAGCCGGGAACTGATTGTGGATCTTATCCTCAACCGTCCCCGGCTCTGGTACGGAAGTAATCGGTCGTCGCCATTCAGCTCTATCCGAGATCGCCCGAAAAGAGAATCTCCACCAGCATGAGAATCCAGTGGAGGCGATGCTTGCTTTAACTGCCCCCGGTGCCGGGTGTCGGAACGGGCAACCCGGCGGCGACCCCGAGGGCCGTCAGCGCCCCGGCTGCGGGGTCGCGGTAGCCAACAGTAGCCCCGGCCGCACCGCCCGCTACGAGAGCGCCGATAATCACCAACGGGGCAAACGGCCCGGCGAGGGGCGAGAGGATTAAGGCGGCCTGGGCTGCCGTGTATGCCCCGCCCGTCGCGCCAGCAATACCGCCCAGAACCTTTTTGTTTTCATCGTCGAGTGACATGTTCAGATCTCCATGAGTTGTGGAAGGATACCCGTCCCGGAAATTCGGGACGGGAGGGGACTGCTGTTGCGTGCCGGTAGACTCGGAGCGGGCACGTCGCTCGTTTTCATCGTGCGATCCTGGCCGACAGCGGGGACTTCCCCTTGCCAGCCGGGTTCACCTGCTCCGGCGGATCGGCCACCGGAGTTGCACGCAATGTTTTGCTTGGCATGGTAACTCTCCCCCGCAAACAGTTCCCGGCTCCCTGTTATTGGATGCGGGCAGTGAATCTTCACCGCAGCCGCGCTGCTCCGGGCATGGCATCCATGAGCGGCAACAATCCCTCGCGCTGGTAGCGGAGCAACTCCTCGTGACTGATGCACCAGGCCGGGAATGCTCCCCGGCCGGAGAGTCGTTTCTCGGCCCGGATGCGTCCCAGCCGGCACCATTCGCGGACGGTGAACTCGGCCTTGCCCAGAAGCTGCGCCAGTTCCTCGACGGAGTACCATTCCCGGACCTGCTGCCGCTCGACCAGGACGGTGAGCATGGCCTCGATCTTCTCCAGCCGCTCTTCAATCGTCATCTCCGCACCTCACCCGATGCTCCTCATATGGGCGATCAGTTCTCGCTTGGCTCCGGCGCAAGCCCCCAGCCGCTCTGGCACTCGACATAGGCGAGCAGGGCCGTGAAGAATAAATCGCGCAGACGTTGGTACCCTTCCGTCGGCGGCAGCTTGGCGATTTCGCCAAGCACGTTCCATGTGTGAGCCGCCGAGGCTGAGGCGACGTCTTCCGCGTGTGATTCGTGCCAGATCATGGTTCATCCCACTCCAATGTGTCGCCGCTTTCGCTAACCAAGCGGCGGCAACCCCGCAGTTTCTGCCCTCACTTCTTGAACAACGCGAACACCGCCTTGATGCTCTCCGGGTTAGGCAGACCATGCTTGTATGCCAGGCCGATGATGGCCAGGAGCAGCACGCCCGCTACGATCAGCATGACGTTCAGCAGAGTGAAGAAACCGCCCACCACTGGTTTGACCACGGTTTCCCCGGCTACGGATGCAATGTCGCGTGTGCCATTCAAGAAGGGTTCGGGGTCGGCGAGGAACGCAGTCAGTGCCGCTGCTCCCGCCAGCGTCACCTTGTTCTGCCAGAGAAACTCCACGACCCGGTTTCCTCCCTGTTTGGCCACCACGTCAAGCAGTTCCGGGTGACGACCGGCATTGGCGAACTCGCCATCCAGGAGCATCGCCAGCCGCCGGCCGTTACGCGGATCGACCGCGCCCAGTGCCTTGACCGCCTGCGCCCCACCACGTTCCACCAGCGGCTCGGCAACGCCGGGATGCCGTACCAGCACGGAAGCCGCATCGTCGCCGTAAGTCAGGAACTGTTTCATGGCCGTCGGCCGCGACAGCACTCGCGATGCCCCTTGCTCGCCGTAGGTGGCCAATACCCGGACGGCCTTGGCACCGTCGGGCCCTGCCGCCTCAATGAGGCCCAACGCCGATGGACCGCCCTTGCGTACCGCGAGGATCGCCTCGTCGCCATACCGGGCGGCTGCGCCTTCGATCCGCGCCGTCAACTCCGGCACGCTGCGGCCGGCCTTGGCCCCGAACCGCTCGAACAGCATCTCGGCGGCCTCCCGTGCCGCCTTGCTGCGTACCTGGCCATGTGCGGCTGACGCGGATAGTACGCATGCGACCGCCACCAGAAGCATCGTCTTCATCGCAGTCCTCCTTCCTTCAGAAGCCGGTGGATCGTTTCACGACGCAGTGTGGACCGCGCCGTGTGCAGTTGCTCCAGCCGTTCCCGCAGTGCGCCCTTCTTGTGGAACGAGAAGGTGCCGGCGTCGTGGAGCAAAGACGCCTCCAGCTTGTTGATAGCCTCGATCACCAGCGCCTCGATTTTGGCGGCCGGGTCGTAGCCCGCCCTTTTGAAAATCTCGTCGAGCACATAATCGAGGAGGATGGCGACGATCATTCCCACGCCGAGCGTGGCGACCGATGAGGCGGCACCCGTGCCCAACACCCCGGCGCTGACGCCCATATCGGTCGCAGCCTGGAGGGCAATCTGCGCGGCCAGATCCGAGGCGAGCATCACCCCCAGCTCGCGGCCGACACTGACGCCCAAATCCAGCCGCAGTTCACTTACCACGCCAGCGGCCAGCTTGCGATATTCCTCCCGGAACGGCTCATCTCCACGCAGGTGCGCTGGCAATGACTCATCACCGCGACCAGTGTCCGCGAGATCGGCGCGAAGCCGGACCAGCAGTTCGGCCTCGTATCCTTCGATGTCGTCGAGATAAGCACGAATCGCGCTTTCCAGAGCCTTGCGCAGTTCATCCGAACTGAAGACATGGCGGGCGAAGAGTTCGGCCAGGTAGCGGCGGTGCGACTCATCGGTGCCCACCAGCCCCTTGACCGCTTCCCATTTGCCCCGCCAGGACAACGCCTCCTCGGCAAAGCGTTTGGCTCCCTTGCGCCCCTTGGCAAACACCTCGGACAGTGGCTTGAGTCGCGTCGAAATGGATGCCTGCGATTTGGCATCCGCCTCGGCCAACCGGTGCCGCACCATCCGCTTCTGAGGGGTGAAAAACGACAGGTACACCCACCCCACAGCGACGAGCGCGGCCAGGAAGCCCAGACGGCACCAAGTCGGCCGTAGAAGCCACCAGAGCCATTGGTGTTGGGACTGCATTGCGTGAGTCACGGTTCTTCTCCTTGTGAAGAAAGCGGCGTGGACGAAGCACCGCCACAGTTGAGGAATGAGTTCGCTTGCGCGTCCAGCGTCCCCGCATGGGACGGCTGAGCCGTGCATGCGAAGATTACCGGTCCATGCCGAGAGACGGTCGGGGCCGTCCATGCCACGGTCCTGCTCGTTTCCTTTCGCCTTCTCCTCGGCGGCGGCACGCAGATCGCTCATCGACAGCGACTCCTGCTCGGGACCGTCGCCAGGCCCATTGCGTGCCTGGGCGATTTCGCCCTGTGTCGCCGTGCCGTACATGCCCAGCTCTGAGTCCGCAATGCTCTCCCGCGAGGGATTGATTGCGTTTCTCAGTTCTTTGAGCCCAAGGCGGCCCATCGCCGACAAAGTCCCTTCGCCGAACTTCATTGGTCATCTCCTGTGAATTGTTGGGGGTCGGTGACCGTGCCGTTCCACCTTCGCGCGGATCGCGAGGGCGACAAGCACGATGACCACAACCCACCACACCAGCCAGAACCTTGCACGCCACCGCCGCGGCCTCTTCGCCGCCGGGTTGAAATCGCGGTCCGCATACCACTTGATCCGTGTGGCCAGAACAGGCGCGGGCAGGCCGCGAATCAGCGCGATGATGCAGTCGTCGCCGAGTCTGAGCACTTCCTCCGGACGGAGCAGCGCGCGGCCCTGTTGCGAATAGTTCAGCGAATAGCCACGATTGATTTGCCCACTGTCGTCCCGCGTGCTGCGTGACTGACCGGCATTCTCGCCGTAGCCGTCGACGACCTGCGTCCAGTCTCCCAGGCTCTTGCTGAGCCGTTCCGCCGATTCGTAACTGCAGGCCGCGCCCATGAAGATTTGCGTGCTGCAATTGTCGTACAGCAGCGTGGGCTTGTCCTTGAACGCGGTCCGTACCTGGCTATCGGACTGATAGGCCAGGAGCAACCGGACGCCGGCCGAGCGACCACGCACCAGAGCCTCTTCGACGGCAGAGAGCGATCCGAGTGTGCTCGCCTCATCGAGCAGGAAAAGCACTTCGCTGCTCGCCTCGCTGCCCGAGGAACCGATCACGCGGATCAAGGTCGCTATCCAGCAGCGAAGCAGACCCTTCTGGGCTTCCAACTGTTCAGGCGGGATTTGCAGATAGAGGCTGACCCCGGGTTTCCGCAGACTGTCCACGTCGAAGGTACTGCGTTCCAGAGAAGCAGCCACCAGCTCGCTGTCCAAAAAGGAGAGGTGGCGGGCCACGGTGGAGAATACACCTGAGCCCTCACGGCTGAGTACACCCGGTTTCTCGAACAAGCTTTTAAGCTGGCTGCCCATGCGGGCCGGGATGCCGCCCATCTCCTGGAGCTTGTCGGCGACAACCTCCACCAGCCGCGGATCGCTGGCAATATCCTGCAAACTGCTGAGCGAGCGTTCGGACCCAGACAGCCGACAAAGGACGAACACCAGAATGGCAGTGATGGTCTGTACACTTTTGTCATTCCAGTGGGGATCAGGTTCTGTACCCTGACGGACGACGAGACTTTCGGCCATTGCCCGCGCGTGATCGACCAACAGCGGACCCATAGGGATCGTGTCGCAGGGATTGAACATGTCGCTGCCACCGTTGAAGGGAGCCAGGCGGATGATCCGCTGTCCTTTCGCGCTTCGTTCGGCTGCGACGGCAAACAAATCGCCCTTGGTATCGAAGACCACGAGCGAGCCGCGAACATACGTGAGCAGGTTGGGGATGATGATCCCGATCCCCTTGCCGGAGCCCGTCGTGCCCGTGAGCAGGATGTGGCAATAGCGCGGGATACGGATCAAACGGCCCTTCTCAGTGCGTCCCAGGATCAGACCATGTTGCCCAAGCATTCCCCAACGCCGCAGCAGCCTGTTGTCGGCCCAACGGGCCTGCCCGAAAGCGGTTCCCGCTGGTCGCCAACGCCGGGAATACATCCACCACAGGCAGAGAATCACCGCCAGGATAAGAAACCCAACCGCGTTGGAATGGTCGCCGCTGGTCGTCGCGAACATGACAAACTTCTGGCATCCGAAACATTGCACCGCGCACGGATCACCCGATATGAGGGTGTCTGACACTTCCATTCATTTGTGGCTTATTTCGTCTTCGCCTTGTCCTTCATCATGCTCTGGAAGGTTTTCACGTCGTACTGCTCGGCGGCCTTGCGTGCTTCTTTGAGTGTCTCGGCAAGCAGGTCCACTACTTTGCGCATGTCGAGTTCGTTGCCGTTGATGACGACCGTTGCGCTGTTGGGCATGGCAATCTTGACTCGGGACAATTTGATCGTGTCTGTTTCCGTGTTCTGACCCTTGCTGCGTGCTTCCTTGATCGTCTTGCGGCTTGCACCTGCGAGTCGTAATCGGAGCAGTTCCGCTTGCCGCTCCGGACTCTCGTGGCTGAATTCGTAGCAATCGCTGATTCCAATCAGACCATCACGGAGGGCAGTTTGAATTGCTTCGATACATTTGCCAGGCGACAGCAGGCGGGTCACCATTGACGGATCGAGGTGAAGATGTTGTTCGGCCAGTTCCTTCAACTGCCATGTCGGGTTGTCGCGTAGCAGTTCGGAACAGAGGAGCCATTTCTGGAAACCGGTCAGTTCATTGCGTTGGAGGTTTTCTGAAGCGCGGATGAGCTTGAACTGCGTGTCGGGCAGTGACGAAGGAAACAGCTTGACCTCCAGCGTCTTGATCCCGGCTGCCTTCGCTGACAGCCAGCGACCGTGCCCGTAAATCATCCGCCCGTCTTCCGTGGCTCCGACCGCCTGAAGCTGGCCGTTCGCCAGCATGTCCTCGCCTCGCCGGCGAATCTGCTCCACATCTTGATGACGAGCGAGTTCGCGTTCGTCGGGTTTGAACCAGTCGAGCGGACGGTGTTCGATAATTGGTTTTGGCGTGACCGGAGGAGGCATCATCGACTCTCGAGATTGTGAGCGAACGGCAGAGGGTCTTCATCAGGACCTTTGGATTTGAATTCAGTGACTTATTCCTCGTCGTCCGCCAGATCCCGACCTCCCTCCCCAAGCCAGACGCCGATTTGAAACTCGTCCACTCTGATGCAATCCGCCTCACCGAATGAGGGAATCTCCACACGCGGACAAATCGGCATTCCGAATGGATCGTGATCGGCGACCCGTTCACCTGATCCGTCCGGACGCCGGTCAGGATTACCGTCCGTCAACTCGTTAAGGCCCACGGCAGTTGATTGACCGATACCCAGGCTGGCGAGGGTAGACATAAAAGCCTCTTCAAGTACGCACAGACTCCGGGCCGCGGTAACGCGCCACGGCCTGTTCCAACTCGGATTGGGAAGATTCGTTGTGGGGGACATCCCCCTCGGAATGATTCTGCGATTACTCTACGGTCCACTCTGGTCGCGCGCGAAGATGTCTGTTCGGACAAGCGGTCGGGGCGGACAATATCAGGTGGACCGGGTATCGAATTCCGGCTGGATCATCGAAACCACGGCCCAGCCGAGATCCGTCAATGGCGTTCCTGTCCGGTCGCCGGGAGAAACCAGGGCGATGTTGCCCAAAGCGACCTGAAGGCGTTCGATCCGCTTCCAGACCGAGGACGGTTCAGCCAAACCCAGCAGTTTCGCCGCTGCGTAATACGAGCCGTGTTCCGCGACGAGGTAGAAGGTGCGCAGCAGAAGCCAGTCGCGGTCCTTCTGTTGAAGCATTAGGCGGATGGACGAGGCGACTGCCGGCGAGAGAGCGGGAAGTTCCGGTGTCGGCATGTGAATCTCCGGAAACGATGTGAGCGAAGCCGAAACGCAAGCTCATGCAAAGCACTTTAACTAGAAGGTTTCAGTTGGATACGTGTCATTCGCGTTTGACACCCTCGGGACAACAAAGGAGCCAGCGTGCCAATTCGGTTTGACACCCCGGCTCGGAGAAGAACTGTTTCGTATTTACCGCTTTCGTATGCCGCGCGTGGAACGAGATTGGGCATGAGCAAGAGATGCCTTGGTCAACTGCCGAAGTAGTCCCCGCGCCTCGTAGGCATCCTCGGCCAGACCAAATCGTCGATAGTCTTGCATCAGTCTGGCACCAGCAGTTCCACCTAAACCGACCATCTCTTCAAATGGATTGGTTTCCCCGAGAGTCGTAGGGGTTTGTCCAGCTATCGCCGCTCTGTAGACCGCACCTGCGAATTCACGCTCACAAGCGATCATTGCCGCGACTTCTCCTGTAGCCGGTTCGTCATTATTGAAAAAAGCGGCGGCCATAGCTTCCGACTTGTCGAACAGCAGGGGGTAACATTTCCGCAGATGACCGATCGTGAGCTTGTCGGATGGGAAAGCGATTTTGGTAAAATCCGGGGTCAGAATATCAGGCACAACAATCTCAATATCAATTGCATTATATCATATATCTTGATTGTTGTTGTGTCAAATTGTACCTATTTCTTATGATTTGCTGTTTACAACACTTTCTAGATGAAGTCTAGCAAGTGCCAGCCGCGATTTGGCATGTCGCGTAAATCGACTCGGACGGCCGCTGTCTTGCGAACCGTCAATCAGTTTACAGCACACGAAACCTTCAAGATCATGCACATCGTTCATAACTGTTCCCCGGCTTACTTCCACCCCCTCGCTCATTAGCTTTTTCATTAATCGAGGATAAGAGACCTCTTCGTGTTCTGGCCAGTCGAGGCAGATGCGGACAAGATGAAGCTGCCGTTGCGCCACCTCCCGTGTCTTTTTTTCGGCACTGGCCACGAGTTTGTTTGTCTTGCCTGTATCTTTCGGTTCGGGGGGACGATGATGCGTGCCAAGAGGCAGTAACGCCATGACCCTAGCCAGGGCCGAGGCGACAGACGTTCTGGTGTTTATGTCGGAATCATTCAAGCACGAAAAAAGAACCTTGACGACTTCAGGATCGGTGGTGGCCATCTGGTCCAGAACGCGAGCCGCATGCTGCCGGGTGAGGTTCTTCCCGCGATCTTGAAAGTCATTGCTTCCGGCTTCAAGGGCCACAGCCAGTGTCGGTGCCGCTACCGCACCGATCTTCAGAAGTGCGTCGGCTGCGCCCTGCTGAAGATCGTAGAAAGGCATCCCTTCCACCCAGTGTTCGTCGTAATCGCGGAGCGCCTTTGCGAGAACAGGAATCGCTGGCGCAGCCGAAGGGCCAATTCCTCCAAGTGCATTCACTATTTCCAGACGTGCTTGCCGCCATCCCTCCCAATAAAAGCGCATCAAGTGAGGAACTGCCGATGCAGCCGGAGGCCCAATCCTACCAAGAGCCTTAATCGAGGCCAACCTGATACCATCATCTGGGTAGTTGATCGACTTGGCCAAGAGCGGAACTGCTGGGGTCGCTGCTGAACCCATACATCCCACAGCCCAGGCCGTCGTTCTCCATATTCGATCTTTTTTGTTTTTGAGAATCGACATCAACTTGCTGACAGCACCACTGGCCGATGGCCCGATGCACCCGATTGCCCAGGCGACGTTTTCGCGGACCCCGTCATCCGGGTCTCGAAGTGCATTGATCAGGGCCTGCGATGCGGTGGAAGCTGCCTCCCTCATGCTCCCAAGGACAAACGCGGCTTTGGCCCTTACTTCGTAATGCGGATCCCGCAGCGATTCAAGCAGAGCAGGGATAGCGGATCGATCCACCTCTTTGATCCATGCCAGTGCATCCGCCGCATCACGTCGTATCTCAAAATTGGGATGGCGGAGCAGCTCAATCAATCCTGCAACGGCGACTGGCCGGAGTTCATTCAACGCAGCTTTCGCAAAATCATTCTGCTCTTCGCTCTTGAGAGCCGCAAACATGATGGTCAACCACGCTGGACAGGCCACGTGAGACCTGCCGTCGCCGGGTAGCGGAGCCGGTTTTGCTCGCGGCATCGAAACCCTCAGAAGCCGTGTTCACCAAGAGAACCGCTTGCTATTCCCTATCGCGTATCTTGCTTGAGAACTATCATGCAACCGACACGCCAAGCACAAGGCCGATCGTTAGTGCAGCGTTTTCTCTTTTGGCACGCTCAGAGGCGATTTGCCGGATGTTCGTGCTGACGTTCGTTCCGATTCTCGCACCGTGTCCCCCAATGAGTCAAGGCTCTACTCGTCGGAGGAGACCATCGCCTGGAGCGGGTCGCACCGTTCGCGGTCGCGTGAGATCTCGGTGACGAAGCATTTCGGCGGGGAGGGAACGGCTGAAACTCCGTGACCGCATCGAAGTCGCTTGGCTCATCTCGCTTCTTCTGCTTTTTGTGCCCTTGCGTGAATGCAACCTTTATCACTATCACCGGGATCGCGGCATCTAGCTCAGGTGTATCAAGGTTCCCGAAACAAGCAGCACTCTCTGAAAAACGATTGCCCTCCTTCAACGTTTAGCCCCATGCCAGACCGGCCTCTTCCCACAACCATAGCGTCCATTCGCATCGGTGCACCTTTGTGGGCAATACTCAGACCCCGTCGGAGGAAACGCCGTGAGCATCATTACAACCGCCATCCGTTCCTTGCCAGCACCAAATCCGGACGGACGATTATTGCGCATCAACGGCACGGCACTCCCAGATCGTCAGTTCAGTGTTTTCTTCTTCGGCGATTTCAGAAACACTCCACCGCGAATTCGACCCGAAGCTCGCCGACACACGCGGACTTCTTCCCACAGCGCATCGAGACTGAATTCGTCGATGGATAACGTCGCCTGGAGCGTGTCGCATCGCTCGGTCAAGCTCTTCATCTGCCATTCAACCTCCGACACCCGTCCGGCAAGACGCTGGACCTCGGCCGGGCTGAACTCCTTCGACCTGGGATCAGGGGACGGTCCCTTCCGGCGATGTGCCACCCAGCGGATGATTCCATTCAAAATCGTTTTCAT